AGTCAGCAAATATATTCAACAAGTTTTAGGTTTTTATGTACAATTATAATTTATAATGAATAAAATGTATATCTTTGTAACGCTCATTCAGTTATATGATATTAAATAATAAATCCTCATTCGATGCATTGCCAAAGAGAACGCCTGTTCCGCTGGATGAGCCTTTGCATTGGGTGAGGTTTTTTAATTTAAGTCAAATGGAAAATTGGAAAGACATTCCAGGTTATGAAGGTTATTATCAGGTCAGTGATTTAGGAAGAGTTAAATCATTAAAAAAACAAATGATAAAAAAAAGACACAATACTGAATATATTTGGAATGTAAAAGAAAAAATACTTAAATTATCTACTGATAATAAAAATTATAAAAATGCAAGATTATATAAAAATGGATTAGGTGTATTGTATAAAGTTCATAGATTAGTAATGATGTCTTTTTTTGGTAAATCAGATTTAGTTGTAAATCATAAAGATTTTAACACATCAAACAATTGTTTAAATAATTTAGAATATATTACTCAAAAAGAAAATTGTGAGCATTATTGGGAAAATAATCAGCAAACAAGTTCAATAAAAGTATATGATAAACATACAGGAAAAAGTTATAGATCAATATCACAGGCTTTAAAAGCATATTGTTATGAAAGAAATTTAAAGTTTTCAGAAGGTAATCGAATAACTTTAATTAGGAATAATAATAACAGGTGGGTTTTTTATTAATTAAACACATAGCACAATGGCAAAACCAGTATTAAGCAAAGACCTCCGGGAGCGACTACGCTCGGCAATTGAAGTACAGATTGAATATCTTGAGGCAGATCCGGACCTGACGAGTAAGGAACGGATTGAGTACATAACCAGGCTACTGCCGTATGTTGTCGGTAAGATATCGGCTGCCAAGGTTGAGGACGATGTTAAGGATTTTGACCCTATAAACGATTTGATATGAAAACACCTGAAGAAGAAATCGGAGAACTGACTGGTATGTTAATTATTAGCTGGGTAGTTATTTTATTTTTGTTGATATTCATGAGTTTTAGGGTATATGTCTGAAATGAAATTATACGAATTATTTATAAATGATGTTCAAGACAATCCTGAAAAACATAACAAGTTTGTAAAGCTTGCGGTTAAGAGGCATCTTAATGATTTGAATAATGGTAAGTTTTATTTTGATAAATCTAAAGCCGACAGAGTAATATCTATAATTAAAGTAATGCGCCACACATCAGGTTCATATGGTGGTCGTTTATTTGATTTGCAGCCATTCCAGGCTTTTATTGTGGCGATGCTTTATGGTTGGTGTGATGCACAAACAGGATTGAGAAGATTTAGAAAAGCATACATAGAGACTGCAAGGAAATCAGGGAAATCTGAACTTGCTGCTGCTTTACAAGTTTACTCTTGTTTTTTTGATAACGAGTTTGCGCCACAGGTATATTCAGCTGCAAACACCAGAGACCAGGCTAATTTTGTTTATGCAGCTGCCACAGCTATGTCAAAATCATTATCTCGTGATAGTGCGAAGTTTGCTAAAAGATCAAGGGTTATGCAATATCGTATTGTTGAGACAGAAACTAATGGATACATAACAAGACTAACTGCGGATGCCTCAACACAAGATGGTAGTAGTCCATCATTTGCGGTAGTTGATGAATATCACGCAGCACCTGATGACTCTTTACTTAAAGTAATAGAAACAGGTACCGGATCAAGAACACAGCCAATGTTGTACATTGTAACAACGAGTGGATTTCATAAAGGTGCTTGTTATGAGTTTCGTAAAATAGTAACAGATGTTTTAGAAGAAAAAATAAATAACGATGCATTATTTGGAATATTGTTTACTTTGGACGAAAAAGACGATTGGAATGACGAAAGCGTATGGATAAAATCAAATCCAAACTTGGGTAATTCTCCTCGCATTGAACAAATGAGAGCATTATATCAAAATGCTATTATAGAAGGGGGGTCATCCATTGTAGAATTTAAGACAAAAAATTTATGTCTTTGGACGGATGCTGCCAGGGTGTGGATTAAGGATGAGGACTGGATGGAATGTCATAGAAATCAAATCCCTACCGGGCCTTGTTTCGTGGGAATTGACTTAAGTAGTAGGAATGACATTACTGCGGTCACGTATTATTTTCCGGAGATTGGATATTTTTACAATGATTACTATGTACCGGAGGAAAAAACAAAACAAGGCAGGCGAGTTGATGGGGTCGATTATAAGGCGTGGGTAATTGAGGGGCATATAATTGGAACGCCAGGAAATGTTATTGATTATGATTATATTATTAGGGATCTTTTTGAGAACTGCAAGAATTACGATGTTCAGCTGATTGGATACGATCCGTACAATGCGGATTTGATCATTCCGAAATTTGAAGCCGAAGGGATACCATGCGGTCAGGTGCGCCAGGGGTTTTTAACGTTGTCGCCTCCGACAAAGCGACTGGAAACGATGGTTTTAAGTAAGGAAATTAGTCACAAAGGTGATCCGGTGACCCGGTGGATGATGGGAAATGTCGAACTGGAGATGGATGCAGCAGGGAATATTAAGCCATCGAAGTCAAAGAGTCAAAATAAAATTGACGGTGTGGCATCACTTGTGACGGCAATGGCAGCGTACATGAGTACGGAAATCTCCAAAAAGCCGGAGATAAGCATGGATTCACTGAAGGCAATGTTTGGATGACCCGGCAGGAATGGTTTGAAATATACTGGAACGTGACAGCTGCGACAGATCGGCAGCTAACATATCGGGCAGTATGGATTGAAACTGAAAAAATAGTCAGGGCATTGGAAGGGAAAGAAAGGTATAAGAATTATGAATCATTTAAAGTAGCAAAAAGCAGATATTTCGCACATGGAGAAAATGAAGTATAGAATATATTACGTTTGGGTCGGTGACAAGGTCATGCCGGATCAATGCAAGCGTTACATGGAAACCTGGTCCAAAATTAAGGATGTCGACATTGTGCCGATAGGTAACGAATGCGAAGGGATAGCGTTAACATCGCCATTTCTTCGCAAGGCATTCCATGAGGGCAATTGGTGTAACGTGAGTAATTACATGAGGGCCTATGCCATGTACCATTGGGGAGGCATTTACATGGACACGGACGTTGAGGTGGTGAGGGATTCAGACGTTTGGAGATCTGAAGCAGTCAATTTAGCCATGGAATCATCCCACTGGCTTAACAGTCATGTAATGATATCGCATGAGCCTGGGAATATTATTTTCAAACATATGCTTGATTGTATGGATTATTTTTCATTTCCGGGTGAGGTACCGTTGGAACTGGAAAGTGGTCCGAGATTGATAACAAGGGTAATGCAAGACATAGGTTATGAATTAGATAAGAGCGGAACTGCGCATACATTCCAAAAAATTGTAATACATCCACCTACGACATTTAGTCCTCATGCTTGGAATGAAAAATATGACCCAAAAGAGGTAAAAAATGATACATTAGCGATACATCACTTCACAAAATTATGGTAACGGTAGTAATTCCATGCTATAATCAGGCACATTTCCTAAAAGATTGCATCGATTCGGTCAAAGCGCAAACATTTAAGGTAACGGAAATCATTGTAGTAGACGATGGCAGCCCGGACAATACGTCAGAAGTTGCCAATAAATTGGGCGTAAGATGCATCCGTCAGACGAATAAGGGACTATCAGCAGCGAGAAATACAGGGATAAGGGCAGCGAAGACAGAATATATTTTGCCATTAGATGCCGATGATATGCTGCATCCGCACTTTTTGGAAAAAACATTGCCATTAATGGAGCGATATGACATCGTAAGTACATGGCTCCGGACATTTGGCAATGAGAACAGGGTATGGGGCAGCGACAAGTTAGAACCAACATTGGGACTTATGAAGTCGCAGAATCAGATTAATTGTTGTTCGTTGTTCAGGAGGTCGATGTGGCAAAAGGTCGGTGGTTACGATGAAGAAATGAAATTAGGTTTTGAAGATTGGGAATTTTGGCTTCGATCAATAGACAAGGGTTTTACTATCCGGATCGTCCCTGAATATCTGTTCATGTACCGAAGGCATGGGGTGTCGATGCTAAAGGAAGCCATGAAAAAACGTGAACAAATACTTGATTACATGGCAAAAAAGCGGAGTAAGACAGGTGAACTGATAGATGTTGTCATTCCATTGGGTAAGGGTAGCAGTTCAGCTAACAATGAACTGCGGTTTTGCCTGCGATCAATTGAGCAATATCTTGAAGGATATCGCAATATTTGGATAATTGGACAGAAACCTAAATTTTTAAAAAACATAAATCACATAGCACATGAGGAATATCATCCAAAAAGTAACAACATTCATGACAAGATTAAACGAGCCTGCCAATCTGGAGAGATTAGTGACAATTTTATTTTGTTCAATGATGATTATTTTCTTGTTGAAAAAGTAGATGCACCGACGTATCCTAATTATTTCAGCAATGATGCATTGAAAGAAGTATACAAGCGACCGAAGCCTGATCCATACCGAAAAATGGTAGAGGATACAGAGAAAGAACTGGGCAAGGTATGGCGTTATGCTGATATCCATTGTCCTATCGTGATAAATAAGCAGTTATTTTTGCAGCAGCCATACAATAGGAATAATGAACATGGATTATGCGTTAAGTCTACTTATCTGCATTATGCAGCATTTAATGCGTACCTGCGGCATGATCCTATCCTGCGGAAGCCACACACACGGCGGCAGATTGAGGATATGCTATTGACTACCGACATGATCTCGATCCATGACGAGGCAATAAATAACGATTTTATCGAATGGATTGAGGGGAAGTTTCCGTATCATTCGAAGTACGAAATATAGTTACACTAACTGACATCCTTATGTGCTAATTTTGCAGAGGATGAGTATATTTAGCCGATTTTTTGGACGATCTACTGCCCAGCCACAGGTAAGGACTGTGGATCTGGAAAACTACTTTCTGCCGATGCAAACACTTGGCGGAAAGAACATTATCGTCACGACCAAAAAAAGCGCATCTCTTGGCGTTGTGTTTGAGTGCGTTGATGTAATCAAGCGTACATTATCGCTTGTTTCACCGAAAATTTACGAGCAGCGACCGGATGGAAAATATCCTGCGCCACAACATCCGTTATTTTCATTAATCAATGTTGAGCCGTACACATTGTACACAGCTACTGATTACTACGGTCAGATGATAGCTGATTACTTGTTGTACGGGAATGCCTATGCAATTATACAGCGTGATGGTGGAAGCATAACAGGACTGCGAAGGCTTGAGCCTGAAAACGTTGAGCCATATCTTGTAAACATAGATGGTGTTGAGGAAAGGTGGTATAAAATAACTGACGAAAAGGAAAAGCGTAGCACGGTTCTGAACCAGCGAGACATGATCCATTTAATGGATTTTAATTTCGATGGTATCAAAGGATTGAGCCGAATTCAATTAAAGCGCAACACAATCACCGAAGCTGGACAGGTGCAGATATATGCAACTGATATGTACAAGTCGGGTGTGTCGGTTTCGGGATATCTTGAGTCTGATCGCATGATTGGTAAGGATGAACTGGATTATTTGAGAAGAAAATTTGAACAGCAAACGACAGCTGCCAATGGTGGCATCGCTGCTCTTCCGCAAGGATTCAAGTACAATCCGCTGAAGTATAATCTACCTTTTGCGGATGCCGAAATAATAGAGGCGCAGAAATGGGGAGTTGAAAACGTGGCCCGAATCTTCGGTGTGCCATTGTCGTTAATCGGTCGGTCAGACATGGCAGACAACAAGGCAGATGCTGAATTTAACAGGTTCCTATCTGTCACGATTGCGCCATTGACTATACTATTGGAGAATGAACACAACAGGAAGTTATTCAGTCAGAATGAGCGTGGTCGCTATTACATCAAGTTCAATCTTAAGGGCCTCTTCCGGGTCGATATGCTCACAAGATACCAGGCACATCAGATAGCGTTAAGCCATGGTTTTATGAATAAGGATGAAGTTAGGGATGTTGAGGGTATGAATCCAATACCGGGCGGTATGGGTCAGGTTTATTTTCAGATGTTAAATACGATTCCATTGGACCAAGCGATGGAATATCATGAATATAAGGACATGAACGGTAATGAATTGAATAACGATAACGATAGCGACAATAATGATACTGAAGATATATAACGAGGCAACCACAGTGAGAGGCATTGCCAACGAGAGCAGAGAGCGTGAGTTCATTATAAGTAATGAGCGAAGGGATATGCACGGCACAATCATAAGACTTGCCGGGTGGGAAATAGAAGATTACAACAGAGCAGGTGCATTCTATTATCAGCACCTTACAGGTAACGAGGCAATGCCAAATCCGGATAATGTACTCGGACCTGGTCAAGCGTGGAAGGAAGATAAAACACTTATAGGTAAGGCATTTTTTGAGCCTGCGGACATCAATCCGCTTGCAGAAAAGATAATGCGCAAGGTGGATTATGGCACACTGACCAGCACATCCGTAGGATTTATGCCATTAGAAGGTCATTGGGGAGTGGAGCGTAAGGATGAAGACCCGGAGACTTATTATTTTGATAAGCAGATACTGAAAGAATTCAGCATCGTAAACATTCCATCCAATCCGGATGCGGTGAAAAAGTCATACGAAGCATATGACTGGTTCATGGGCAAAAAGGCTGAGGAACACGTAAGTGAAGGATTTAAGAAGGATTACAAGTACAATCTGCGCAAGATCAGGAATCAGCGTGAACATCTGTTGAATCTTGCAGGAATGAGGAATTTATTGTAAAATTTAAAATAAAGAAAAATGACAATTAATGATTTACAGGTCAGATTGACCGAAAAACTAAACAGACAGGAGGAGATCCTGACTGCATCTGATGCAGAGCAAAGAGATTTCACTGAAGTTGAGCAAACTGAATTCGACACATTGAGCCGTGACATTGCGAGCATCAACAAGTCTATCCAGGTTGAACAGAAGAAAGAAGAGGCAAGAGCGCAGATTGCGATTAACAAAATTGCAAACGGTGGCGCACGTAAGTCAGAGGAGGCAAAGGTTACTGAGAAATTCTCATTCCTCCGAGTTCTTGACAAGATGAGTAAGGGCATTAGTCCGGACAACATGGGAGGCGTAGAAGGTGAAGTTCACCAGGAGGCAGTTAAGGAAGCAAGATCCGCTGGCCGTTCTGTTATGGGTTATGGTCTACCTGCGATGATGATGAGAGCGCAAGACGCTGCAACTGCTGCAACTGCTGGTAACTTGATAGCTACTGAACTTGATAGTACAATCATTCCTGCGCTTCGGCCACGTACAGTAATGGCGCAGCTTGGTGCTATGCAAATGAATGGATTAGTGGGTAATCTTGATCTGCCTGCTGGCGATGGAATTTCCACAGCGACTTGGGAGGGCGAAACTGACGCAAATGCAAACACTGATCCATCAACAAGATTGGTGGAACTGCGACCAAACAGACTGGCTGCTAAAACTACACTTTCAAAGCAATTGTTGATTCAATCTTCATTCGATGCTGAAGCATGGGTAAGATCTGAATTGGAGAATGCAGTAGCTCGTGCGGTTGATAGCGCTGCAATTCAGGGCAACAGTGGGAACATCAACGGAATACTTGGTACATCCGGGGTAAGTGACATTACATTTGGTGGTGCTGTAAGTCGGGCCAAGCTTGTAAATCTTATCACAAAGATTGCAGTTGAAAATGCAGATGTTGCTACGCTTAACTTTTTGATGAATCCAATAATCAAAGGTGAGTTGATGAGCCTTGAGACGGATTCAGGATCAGGTCTGTTTGTAATGGATAACACAAATAGCTTGCTTGGTTATAATGTTGCGGTTTCTACATTGGTACCGACAAACATTTCATCTAACAAGACTGCGGTAATATTTGGTAACTTTGCCGATCTCGTGATTGCGAATTGGGGCGGTGTTGATCTTTTGGTTGATCCATATACACTTGCTGACAACGCACAGGTAAAGGTTGTCATCAACTCATTCTGGGATGTTAAGCTGAAGCAGCCGAAGTCATTCGCATTCGGTAATGACATCACTTGGTCTGCATTAAGCTGATTATAAGAGACTGGATTTTTGAGATTGTGCTGCTTGGGGGAGGGCAGTGAAATACCTGCCCTCTTTTAAATATAAATGATATGGCAAAAGGACGCAAAACAGCAACATACGAGACCAGGGTAGTAATTCCTGAAGTACCTAAGCCGAGGAGCTGGAAAAAGGAAGGCATTGTTATTAAGACGATGTACCATGCTTATGGATTCCCTGGCAAGATCGGTGATGTTGTTGATGTCGACCCGGCATATTATGATGAATTGGTAGATAAAAAATTCATAAAGCCAGTATGAAAGTAATTCCAAGCGGATATAAGAGCCTGATTGTTGACTATGATGAAAATCTGAAGTCACATCTGCGCATATTTGACGATGCCGACGAGGCATTAATAACGTCATACATTAGGTCTGCCGGTGAATACATTGAGAAGTACATTGGATTGCCGATTTTATCAAATCAATTCACAGTCATAGGATATGCTGAAGATCAGTCAATTGAACTGCCAAAGGGTACGGTTTCGGTGCAAACAATTCAAGAGAGGCAGCAGGACGGTACATGGCTGGAGGTAGATGCAACGACAGATCAATTAGATAACTATGGGGTATACTGTATGTATTACGATGAGGTATTACAGAATGGATACGAGTACAAAATTGACGTAATTACCGAATGTCAGATATCGATGCGTGTTAAACAGGCAGCTTATCTGATTGTTGCCGAGATGTATGAGCAAAGGGAGAATAGGGGCGTAAAGTACCCGATGTCTGCGAATGCATTACTGGACGCTGAATCCCTCTTACTATGATCTACGCCAACAATCTTAATGCGGTAATTGCCATTGGTGCGATGGATGAAAAGTTAACTTTAAAGGTAACAACATCGCAGACATACAACAGCCTGGGAGAGATCACAGGGGAGACAACGACGGACACAATACTGGCGTGCCATGTTATTGATGATATTGAACCGGAGACTGACCAGATGGATAAGCAGACGGTAATGGACTATCGTGATTTTATCACACGTTACAAAGCGTGCGCAGTGACTGACAAGGTGTTATACGATGGGGCAACATACGACATTATCCGGGTTGAGACGATTGGACGAAAGCGGTATATGAAATTGAGATGTAAACTGGTTGACTGATGAGTAGATTATCCGAGGCATTAAATGCAAAAGGTAGATCAAGTAGTAGTAACAATTCTATAAATGCCGAGATTAACCAGGCGGTAAAGAATCTTTACGATATGCTTGACAAGTATAACACTGCCATAAGCAAAAAAACACTATTAAAGCGTGCCGGTGCGGTTGCATTAAAAGGGTTAAAGGATGAGGCAAGAAAGATAAAGCGCAGCGGTGACTTATTGAAGTCTGCTGGATGGATTAATACCACGTCAAA